ACTAAAATATAATTAAATGATAATTAAAGTAGAGTATGATAAAACAGATGCTACTTTAACGCTTACAAAAGATGATGATATAGTTGCTGTTATCAATGATACAAGTATTGTTGATAATAGTGACTCACTATCATTTGAAATAGCGTTAGATGTATCTGAATATCAAAAACAATTTAACGAAATAACAGTAGATGGCGACAATAACGAGTAATTCATCGGGTAACTGGGCTACAGGCTCTACATGGTCAGGAGGATCAGTTCCTGCCGCTGATGATTTGGTAGTTATTGCACATGGCCATAAAGTTACTTTAAATACAAACATACAGTCAACAAGAACTGGAGATGTTACTATTGATGGTAATTTGCATTTTGCTAATGGTGGTAAAATGCATTTACACGGTCGTATGACTGTTAAAAATACTAATAACTCTAATAACACTGCTGGAGAGTTTGTTGAAGGCACTAGCACCTCAGGCTCCCTGCTTAGTATGGTGGGTGGCACTGAAATAAAAATATCAGGCAACAACTCTGATCAACATGGTATACAAGTTGACAGTAGAAAATGGTGTGGTGTTCAAATAGATGGTAGTGAACCAACTTTAATAACAACCGTTGATGGTAATCAACCTCCAGACTCTTTATACATAGCAGTAGCAGACGCTTCAAACTTTGCTATTAATGATAGAATATCGCTTTATAAAAGAGAAGAAGATTTTAGTCTAGTAAACGATGAGTGCTTTTATGTTCATGATGTAGATACCACAAATGATAGAATTTATGTTAGAAGATATGTTGGCCCTGAAGCAACAATACAATCTGTTAGTGGTTCTACAATAACAATATCTGAAGATGCAGAAATATTTAGAGTTGGTTATTTATTAATATTTGGTACTGGCGATAATAGAAACGTACTACGTGTCACAGATATAAACAAAAACATTGTAACTTTTAATAGCTCTGTAGACAACAATCCCTCCTTAATTGGTGCAAAAGTATACCAAACCGGCACCGAAAAATATCACATAAATGGAAAATTCTGCAGAAGAATTGCAAGTGCTATAGCAACAGAATACATAGGTGCTACTAGTCTTAGAACTATTACACTTAATGATGTAACTGATTTTTCAGCTGGCGACACAGTTTATATACATGCTAGTTTTGATAAACTTGGTGGAAATCTTGCTGATGATTATCATTATACTTCTAGCGGTTTTGGAAGTACTTCAGTAGGTACTAATGAAGGGCAATGGAGGCTTAAAGCAAACTACACAATAACAAGTGTTAATTCTAGTGCTAAAACAATAACAGTTGACAGAGATATACTTTTTAATGGCGCAGTGGGTGATCCTGTTGTAAAAATGAAAAGAGATGTTGTTATTAAAGCTTGTGATACAAGCGGTAACGATGTAGCTGATGGTGACCAAGATACAGCAAGAGTATTTTTTAATGTAAAATACTGGACTAGTACTAGTTGGAATAACGCACCAACAAGAAGGGTTAAAATAAAATACGTAGAGTTTATAGGTTTAGGTGCGAACACTAATGATAGCACAAACTTTAGAAATGGTGTTACAATAGCTGGTTATAACGGTTACTTTAGAAAAGCTACAACAGGTAGCGCTGCAGATAATTCAACAATACATAATAGTAGTGGTGTTTCACAAACAGGTGAAAACTATATAGACGGATGTAGTTTTACAGCATATAATCTTTGCAGTAATGACGCTAGAGATGGTGATGATAGGCCTAGTATATGTGTAAGACATCCTTATGGTATGGTCTGCAGAAATCATATATCAGTTGGAGGTGCTAGAGGCGTGTGGCATTGGAGTACACAGTACTATATAAAATCACATGGCCATATAACGGCACATATGAATTATTCTAATTTTTCTTTTGAAGCTGCATATGAATATGCTAATGAATACTCATATTGCCAGGGTTATAGCGCTGAGGATTATGGTTATTTACTTTATAATATTGGTAGACAAAACGATTCGGCATCTGCTATATATTTAAGAAGTGAAAATGAACGTAGCTATGCTTTTTATTTTGGAGGAAGTAGTATAAGTCCTAATTATAAAAGATTTTTTGCTAATAAATTTGGTCAAGCAACTTACATAGCTGATAGTCATAGTAATTTCCATGTATATGATTCTAAAATATATCCTAATGATTGGGATGCAACCTCTAGTATATATAAAACAGGTTCTGTTGGTAGAAAATACCCTAATGTTGTTTTAAATCACGCAAGCTCTCATCAAGCCTTATATAGAGGTGGTACTGGTTGGAAAACTGTTTGTTGTTTTAGTGAACAAGGATTTAAAGAAAGTGAAAAAATATTTATATATTACAATATAACAAGGTGGAAAGGTTTAAAAGGCTACTCTCGTGATCTATACGCTTCTGCGTGGAGTGGTAATCCAAGTTCATTTGGTATAATTCAAGTACCAGCAAATTGTACTGTTAAAATAAAATCTGTAATTAAAATAAATGAAACAGAGTGGGACGGAACATCTAGAGGTGTTGACTCGTCTTCTCCGCCTTATATAATTGCGGCATACGCTTTTAACGCAAAATTTGGCGCTAATGAATATGATGTAAATTCTAATAATCATATTTTTTATCAAGATGAGCTTGATTTAAATGATTCAAATGAAACTGCAGATTTAAAAAATAGTACACAAGCTCAAGGAAAACTATATCAAGGGTTTATAGAATACGAACAACATACTACAGATGCAATAGGAGCTTTTGAAACAAAAATAATAACAGTACAACCTCAATATTCAAGCTACTATTTAAGATTTGGTTATTATTTTCAAGATCATGATTTAATTCATGAAGGCTTTGAAGCAGAAGATATACACGTAGCTATGTCAAAAGCGCCAGCTAATGGATTACAAATGTGGCCAATGAATTTTGCAAAAGTATCAATAAGACCATCAGCAAACTTTAATGTTGGTAAAAAAAGAATATCAGGAAGAATTTAAATAATAGAAAATGGGTAAAGAGTTTTTAGATAATTTAAATATACACGGTGAAGGCCAGATACAATTTAAAAATACAGCAGGCACTAATGCCGGTAAAATAGAGCAAGACGGAAACAATTTAGTTTTAACAAATGCTGTTGGTGATATTATTATTGGTAATGGTAGTGACGACGTTTTTATTGGTGATGGAACAAATACCGTAGATATTAGGTTTGAACAGAACATGGCTATATTTGCTGATTCTAGTTCAACAAGAACATTAACTTTAGGTGGCGCTAACACAAGTTTAATACTAGAAAGCCCAACTATTAATGGTTCAGTAACATTAGGCTCCACAACAATAAATAACAAGCTTACCTTTACATCAGCAAATGGTTATATATTATTTGATCACGAACCATCAGGTGACACAGGTCCTTATGAAGGCAGTACGTCTGTTCCTTTATTAAAAGTAGATAAAAGTGGATCAGAATTAACAATTTTAGAAAGAACATCTGATAACGGAGCTATATTACTTGGTAATGATGATTCTGTTATAATAGCGGCTGGAGACACTAGAAGTGTAATGAGAGCTAACATAAATGAGGCTGCTGAAACTGTTTTCTTCGCTGCTGAGGGTGGTTTTCAAGCTTATGGTTTTCCTAGCAACACTACCGATTGGTCAAATAGAGTAGCTTTTGAATTTAGAGCTTATGATGGCACAGCTGCAAACAATGGTTTATATATAGGCGACGGAGGCCAAACACAATTCATAGATTTAAGTAGAAACTTAAAAAATATTGGAACAATAAGCTCCGGCGCTATAACTTCAACTGATTATAGAGCTACAAACACTTTGTATCTTACTTCGGATGGTGATAATTCTGGAACAAGCCCTATAGTGTTTAGAAATGGACCTAGCGGTGAAAGAATGCGATTAACACAGGGGGGTTATTTAGGAATAGGTACAACCAATCCAGATGAAAAACTTCACGTAATGTATGCTCACGCAGATGGTACTGCAACAACATATGCTAAAGCTATTATAGAAGATGTAGATGCTCAGCTGGATTTATTAAGTACATCTGCGGGAACTTGGGGGTCTTCTATTAATTTAGTAGAGGCTGCAGGGTCAGGGGCGAATACAGATGTATGGGGTATTGCTAGAAAAACAACAAATGGCTCAGGCGATAGTTCATTAAACTTCAATTTTGGAACTAATAATGAGCATAGTAATACTACAAGAGTTAGTTTTTCAAGCACAGGTAATATAACAGCCGCAGGACATATTTATTTAACTAGTAATTCAAAGTTATTTTTAACTAATGATGGCACTAGTAATTTTATACAAGAATCATCAGACAATGTTATTGATTTTGTTTCGGCTGGAGTTGTAGGCTTACAATTAAGTGGTACTAGTGCTACTATGAGAAGTGTTAATTTCAATGGGAATATAACAACACATACTGATTCAACTTTTAATATAGGTACTAGCAGTAAAAGGTTTGCAAACATTTATGCAGACACATTACATGGTGATGGTAGTAATATAACAGGTGTTACCTCAACTGATAATACAAAATTACCTTTAGCTGGCGGAACAATGACAGGTGACTTAACTATTGATAGAAGCGGAGATAATATTAGCAATATTAATATTAGAAGAGATACAAATAATGATTCAACTATAGTTGGTGATGTTAATTGGCTTAGTACAACAGCGCAAGGAACAGATGATAGACTTGCTTTAATTAGAACAAGCACACAAGGGGGTACTTCAGGTAGTAGAGGTGGTATAATGAGACTATATACTAGAGCCGCAAATTCTTCAGGTTTTAATGAAACTTCATATAATCAATCTGGTAATTGGTCATTCCCAGGAAACATATCTGTTGTTGGTACAGTTGATGGTAGAGATATAGCTACCGATGGTGCTAAACTAGATACTATAGATACAAATGCAGATGTAACTCCATCATGGGTACCAAGTTCTAATCCAAATTATTTAACATCATCATCTACACAATCAAAATATTTAAGAAGTGATGAAAGCGATACAACAAGTGGAGCTGTAACCTCTACAAATACTTTAGGTTTTAAAGTTGATTCTTCATCTCATGCTAGAATTGAAATAGAAGGTAATAATAATTGGGCTTATTTAAGGCTTAAAGATAATAGTGCTGTAGCGTGGGATATTGCAACATATGATGGTGGAAATTTAGAGTTTAGACCTGCTGGTAGTTCAACTAATAGAATGACATATTCTTCTGGTGGTAATTTAGTAGTTGCGGGTTCAGTAACTGCTAATGGAACTGTTCTTACAGGTGCTACAGATATAAGTGGTAAAGTATCTAAATCAGGCGATACTATAACTAGTGGTACAAGTATAGGATTAACAATAAACCACGATACTTTTCAACAAGGTTTAGTATTACATAGAAATCATGCTACTAACGCTGGTTCTATTTTATTTAAAAATAATACTGGAAATATAGGTACGTTTTATGGTATTGCTAGTGATAATCAACCTTATTGGAGAGAAGGCACAGATGCGACAAACTATAAAATATGGACCGCTAACAATGATGGTTCAGGTTCAGGTCTAGATGCTGACTTATTAGATGGGCAGCAAAACACACAATTTTTAAGAAAATTATCTGGTGGATCATCATCGGATATAGACACATATACTGATAATGGTATAAGGTCATTATCATATACAGGACACAGCAGACACTTAATGAGTTTTAATTTAGGTGGATCGCCGGGCACTACACAACAAGAGTGGCATTATAACGGTCAGTATAGATTTAGAAATAAAGTTGACAATAACAACTGGTCTAATTGGAGATATGTAGTTTCTACAACAACAAATCAAGATGAGTTATCAGGTACAATATGGCACTCAGGAAATGATGGTGCTAATTCAGGTCTAGATGCAGACACTTTAGATGGTAACCACGCATCAGCGTTCTTAACTTCCCATCAGGATATATCAGGTTTAGCCACATTAGCAAGCCCAACATTTACAGGCACACCAGCCGCACCTACAGCAGCTGCTGGAACAAATACAACCCAAATAGCAACAACTGCTTTTGTTTCTACAGCTGTATCAAATTTAGTTGGTTCGGCTCCTGGTACTTTAGATACACTACAAGAATTAGGCGATGCATTAGGAGACGATGCAAATTTTGCAACAACTACAGCAACCTCTTTAGGTAATAGAGTTAGAGTAGATGCTAATCAAAATTTAAGTGATAGTCAAAAATCAACAGCTAGATCAAATATAGGAGCTGGTACTTCAAATTTTAATGGCGCTTGGAGTTCTTTGTCTAGTAAACCAACTTTTGTTGTTAATAGCGCGTTACAGTCTAGATCAACTACATCACAAGATACAACAGGAGATGGTAGAGGTGTAACGTTTAATTATAGTGGTACCTCTGGTAATAAACCTACAGGTACAGACCACGCTTTAATGACAATGGCTTATAGTAATGCTTGGCAAACACAGTTAGCGCAAGACTGGAGAGAAGAAGGTAGAATATATGTAAGAGGCCAAGAAAATGGAACATGGTCTTCATGGAACCAAGTATGGGATTCGTCTGATTTTAGCAAAGCTAGTGTGTTAAACTCAAATGTAACATTAGCTAGTTTAGGTGCAGCTGCTGCTTCACACAACCACGATGATAGATATTATACAGAATCAGAGTCTGATGCAAAATACTTGTTAAACACTACTGATACACTTAGTGGTAATTTAACTGTTACAAATAACTTAACTGTTGATGGTACTACTTTTGGATTATATCACGGTACAGTTGAAGATAATTATTATTTTGATAGCTACAACGGAACCTTACACCTAAATATGTTTCTTAAAAATGCTAGAGCAGATATTATTAGATACGCGGCTATACAAAACGTTGAGTATTGGAATGGTAGTTCTTGGCAAGACGGATCATCTCAATTAGCAAATGTAAAAAAATTATTAGATGGTAGACAAGATACAGCGTGGGCCGTACCATCAACTTATTATAAGTTTAGATTTGAAGTTAAGCCTTCAACACCTTGGCCGCTTAGAACTAAAATTGGACAACAACTAAGTTGGACAGGTTCTTTATATCCTGGTTCAACAATAACAGTAGAAGAAAACACTCCGCAAGGAACAACCCCTGAAACTTATGTCTGGACAACTAAAGTTACTGCAGATTTTGGTGGTATTGTAGATGGTAGTCAAACACCTTTAAATTCAAATAACAATGGCATTACAAATTGGGGAACAATGTTTAAAGCAGATGGTGCTTTACATACTGGTAATGGTACCACAACAGCTACAAACAATGGTTATAATACTAGAATAACAGTTGATTATTACGGTTGGTCACCTAGTAATTCTAGCTACCAAACAATACCGTTACAAAACTTATTTATAACGTCAAACTTTTCTGGTTTAGAAAACACTGATTACACAAACTTATTAGATTACGATAGAAATATAACTACAGCTGGTGATATTTTACCTAACACCGATAACGCTCATAATTTAGGTTCTAGTACTAAAGAGTTTAAAGATGGTTATTTTGATGGTACTGTTTATTTAGACGGTATTAACCTTGATGGTAATACAATAACTGGAATAAACGATAGTGATGAATTTGATGATAATGACTCACATATCATGACATCAGCTGCTGTTGATGATAGAATTAGCACTAGAATTAGTGGTTTAACGTCTAACGCTGGTACAGTAACAGGTACTGGTAGTGATACAAGATTAGCTGTATGGTCTAGTAGCTCTGCATTAACTTCAGACAGTACGCTTTTATGGAGAGATGATAATTCTACTCCAGCTAATAAAGAATTATATGTTGGAGGAAGAATAATTCCAACTTTAGGTATAAAACTTGATGATGGTTCTAGTCATTCACCTTCAATACAGATGACTGGTTATAGTGGAGGTCTAAGTCATACATGGCAAGCGTACGTTAGATCAAGTAGCGAATTTGCTATTCAAAAAGGTAGTGATATTGTATTTTCACTTACAACAACTGGTAACCTTACTCTTGACGGAACTATTGACGCAACTAATTTATCAGGAACAAACACAGGTGATCAAGATATTTCTGGAATAGCAACAAATGCTACTGCAATTAGTAATAATGCTACTGCAATTAGTAATATAACTAGTTTCCCTGGTTTCGGTACAACAAGTGGTACAGCTTTAGAAGGTGATACAACAATACCATCAGGCAATCAAATTATAGACTGGACAGCTGAAAACGCTGGCACGATTCACGCTAGTAACTACGTAGATAACAACACTTGGATTGCAAATAGTAGTTCTGCAGCTGGTTATGTTGCTTCTGGTAGTGGACAAGCTAATAAAGTATGGAAAACAAATGCTAGTGGTGTACCAGCTTGGAGAACGGATGCTAACACAACTTATTCATCTAGTGATTTCGAACATGACGATCTTAGTGGTTTTGTTGCGAACGAACACATAGACTGGACAGCTGAAAATGCAGGATCAATACACTCAAGTAATATAACTTTCCCTAGTGATAATAACACTTTTAGAACAGTAGAGGTTGATAGCAATGGTAACGACTCTGCTGACAGTACTTTAGGATCGTCTGAAACATTGAGGTTTAAAAAAGGTAGTAATATAAGTATAGATGAAAATAATGGTGTTATTGAATTATCAGCTACAAATACCACATATAGTGCTGCAACAAGTAGTACTTTAGGTCTTGTTAAGATAGGTTATTCTGAAAATGGTAAAAACTATCCTGTAGAACTATCAAGTAATAAGATGTATGTTAACGTACCGTGGACCAACACAACTTACAGTGTTGGTGATGGTGGTTTAACACAAAATAACTTTACAGACGCGGATCATGATAAGCTAGATGGTATTACTGCTGGTGCAGACGTTACACCAGGTTGGGTACCAAGTTCCGATCCAGGTTATTTAACTAGTTTTGATATAACCACACAAACAGATTCAAGATATTTAAGAGGAGATGTTAATGACAATGTTGCTGCTCATCTTACTTTTAATGACAGTAAACAAGCTAGATTTGGTACTGGTGGTGATCTTAAGATACAACACAATGGTACGAACTCATATATAGATAATCACACTGGTCATTTATATATAAGAGGTAATGCTACTAGTGATTTAGGTAAAGATATATTTATACAAGCTAAATCTGGTGAAGCATCTATATACGCTTTTGATGATGCTGATGTAGAATTATACTACAACAACTCTAAAAAGTTTTCTACAACATCAACTGGGTTTGAGTGTAACGGTACTGAAATAGATACATCAAGCAACGGTGGTGGTTACAAAATTGGATTTAATGTTTCTGATAACTTTAGCTTTAGTGGATATAACGTAGCACATTACGGTATTAGTAATGCTGGTAACGATACAGGTGGTGGTATAGTTTTATCTGGTTATTTTGGTATAAGGTTTGCTACTAACGGCGCTATTAGAGGACATTTCTCAAACACAGGTACTTTTACTACATCTGGAGATATTGTTGGTTTTGGTTCACCATCTGATATATCGTTAAAAGAAAATATAAAACCTATAGACAATGCTTTAGATAAAGTATGTAAGTTAAAAGGTGTAACTTTTGACTGGAAAGAAAGTGATTCAATATTAGAAATAAAAGAAGATATAGGGTTTATAGCTCAAGATGTTCAAGAAGTTTTACCTGAGTTAATAAAAGAAAATGATAATGGTAAATTATCACTTAGAGATAAAGGTATTGTACCTGTACTGGTTGAAGCTATAAAAGAATTAAAAGCTGAAATAGACGAGTTAAAGAAGTGTAATAAGTGTAAAAACTGTAACTGTAATGACTAATTTTGCAGAAAACTATAGAGCATCAGATTTAACGTTTGATGAAAATGGAATTTACTGGGTTAACCCTGATAACAACGAAACGTATCAAGTTATGATGGGTTGGGAAACACCTATTATGCAAAAGATGGCTGAACTATGTGTGAGTGAAGGAGATGACGTTTTAGAAATAGGATTTGGCATGGGTATATTATCTGATGCCATACAAGCTAGAAAACCTAAATCTCACACAATTATAGAGTGTCATAAAGACATTATACCTAAATTAAAAGAGTGGGCAAGCGATAAAAGCAATGTAACAATTGTAGAAGGTTTGTGGGTTGATAAACTAATAGATATGGAAACCAAGTTTGATGCAATATTGCAAGATACTTATGGTGATGAATATTTACACTCATTACCTTTTCATATAGAATTTGTTCGTAAACCACAGTGTAAGTTTACATACTGGAACGCTCCTACTGATTTAGGTTGTGATAATGTAGAATATCACGAGGTAGATATAAATCCACCTAGTAATAAATATTATAGTTCAAACAAGTATAACATACCAATAGTAAATTATTCATAATGCCAATACAAGGAAGTGGACAAATAAGTTTTCAAGACATCCGAGATGAGATAGATAACGACGAAGATGATTTTTCGTTGGCTGATGCTAATACTGGTCAGTACGAAACTATAAATATTAGTAACTTAAATGCTAACAAGCCTGATAATTCTACACCTCATGCTTTGAGTGAGTGGTATAAATATCAACATTCACCAACAACTATTAGTACTTCTCCAGCTTCTAATTTAAATATAAGTTCTGGTGGTATTAGTAACCAGTCTATATCTGTTACACATAGAACATACTCAACGTGGTATGTTTCATCAAAACCAAATTGGGTTCAAATTACTTCTTCTCAGGCTGGTAGTAGTAGCAGTCCTAGATCAGGTAGTGGAACTATAGCGTATAGTGTTTCAGCTAATAGCGGTAGTTCTAGAAGTGGTACAATAACTGTTAGATTAAATACAGGTACTACAAACGGTGCCCATCCTAACGGCTCAAATAGCTTTACAACAAGAAATACAAGTGTTTCTCAAGCTAGTGGCGAAGGTGGCGGAGGCGGCGGCGGAGGCGGCCGTGGTGAACCATAGGTAAAAAATGTGAAAATAGCGTAATAATATAATCATGGCAATAACATATAAATATACAATAGACAGAATAAGAACAGCTCCTGAGTTATACGATTTAACAAACGTTGTAACTGAGGTAGACTATACTTACGAAGCTAGTGAAGGAACAGGTAGTGACAAAGTAACAGCTGACATGAGTGGAGTAGCTGTGTTAGGGCAACCAGATTCTGAAAACTTTATAGCTTTAGAAAGTTTAACTGAAGCTAACGTAAGAGAGTTTGTTAAAGCTGTAGCTGATGTAGACGGAAATAAAAAAAGACTACAAAGAATGCTAGAAGAAAAGAAAGTCCCAAAGGCTGTTAAAACAGATCTACCTTGGGCATAAATTAAGTTTAATTAAATAAATAATAAATATTATGGCAAAAGACGTAAAAAAAATCAAAGACGAGCAATTAGAAGAGTTACAAGGTAAACTCAAAATGATTGACAGCATAAGAATGCAAGTAGGTACTTTAGAAAATCAAAAGTTTGCATACTTAAGCCAAATGGCTGCGGTACAACAAGAGTTGAACAAGATGCAAAATGACTTGCAAGATGAATATGGAAAAGTTAGTATCAATATTACCGATGGTACTATCACGGAACTTCCTGAAGAAGATGAAGCTGATAAGAAAGATTAGTATCGGTAAAGACTATAAAAATGAAGCTATGCACTACTCCGTAGGTCAAGAGGTCTACGGAGGGCATACTATCAATGCAATAGTTGAAGATGAAGATAAATACAGTATTTTTATTGAAAAAGGTAATGATATAATTCCTTGGAAAGATTTTAATAAGAATATGGCAATAGCAATAGAATATAATTTAGAATATTAATGCATGGTTTGTTTGATTTTATTATAAAGCCTGTCGGTAATAGATATAATAATACAAAAAAAATAGGCGACAAGGAATTAATAATAAATACTCGTATTGAAGAGCATAAAAATATAAATAGGACTGCTGTTGTGCTTGCTGTTCCAAAACATCATAAAACCAGTATTAAAGTTGGTGATGAAATAATTGTACATCATAATATTTTTAGAAAATCATATGACGTACGAGGAAAAGCGCAGAACAGTAGGTTCTATATAAACGAAGAGATGTACGCTTGCCCTATAGACTGTGTGTTTTTATATAAAAGAAATAACAAATGGAAACCTATTGATGGGTATTCATTTATAAAACCACTTGTAAACGACAACGTGTATAGCATAAATGCTGAAAAACATTGTGTAGGTATCATAAAGTATTGTAGTGATTTGCATGAGCCCGGAGATGTTATAGGTTTCAGGAACAATGTTGAACATGAGTTCGTTATAGATGGTGAGCTTCTTTATAAAATAAAATCTAATTTAATACAAATAAAGTATGAGCGTAAAGGAAACGAAAAAGAATATAATCCAAGCTGGGCACAAAGCAGTTGAAGAATTAATAAAAGTAGCTAAAGAAGCTATTGTTGATAGTGAAGACGATATTAGCGCTGATAGATTAAAAAACGCTGCAGCTACAAAAAAACTAGCTATATTTGATGCTTTTGAAATATTAAATAGAATACAAGAAGAGCAAGACATGCTTGACGGTAAAATAAAAGAAGAAAGTAAAGATAATACTTTTTCTGGTTTTGCTGAAAAAAGATCTAAGTAATGTACGAGCAAACTTTATATAAGGTAGTAGAGCCTATAAAAATAAATACCATTAAGAGATTAAATAAATCTAAAAAATGGGAGTATGGATATAATCAAGAACATGATGTTGTTGTTATATCTAAAACAGGTATGATAGGTGAGATATATGAGATACAAAACCTCAAAATAGCTTTGCCACAACAACCTAAACAAATACATAAGTTTAAAAGCAACAAATGGGAAGTAACAGAATATCCAAAAGAGTTAAATAGAATTAAAACGATATTTGACTGGAAAGAATACCCAAAAGAATTTAAAAGTAAGTACATAGATTATATAGAAAATGAGTTTAAAAAAAGAGAAGAAGGTTTTTGGTATTATAATAAAAACAAGCCTACTTATATCACTGGCACTCATTATATGTACTTGCAGTGGTCCAAAATTGATGTTGGGAAACCAGACTTTAGAGAAGCCAATAGATTATTCTACATCTTTTGGGAAGCTTGCAAAGCAGACAGAAGGAGTTATGGAATGTGCTATCTTAAAAACCGTAGATCGGGATTCTCGTTTATGGCCTCAGGAGAGGTGGTTAATGCAGCTACTATTAGTTCCGATTCACGATTCGGCATATTGTCCAAATCTGGGCCCGACGCTAAAAAAATGTTCACAGATAAGGTGGTCCCAATATCGGTCAATTATCCGTTCTTTTTTAAACCCATACAGGACGGTATGGATAGACCAAAGACCGAACTCGCATATAGAGTTCCCGCATCAAAGCTCACAAGACGGAACATTACAAGTACCGACAAGCCCGAAGCCCTACAGGGACTCGATACAACGATCGATTGGAAGAATACAGGTGATAACTCCTATGATGGAGAAAAACTTAAACTCCTCGTCCATGATGAATCAGGGAAGTGGGAAAGGCCAAACAACATCCTCAACAACTGGAGGGTCACAAAAACGACACTACGATTAGGTAGTAGAATTATTGGTAAGTGTATGATGGGGTCAACGAGCAATGCTCTTGACAAAGGAGGTGATAACTTTAAAAAACTATATGATGCTTCAGATGTCACAAAACGAAACAGAAATGGCCAGACAAAATCTGGATTATATTCTTTTTTTATCCCAATGGAGTGGAACTACGAAGGATTTATTGACGAGTACGGTATTCCAGTATTTGATAGTCCAGACAATGATGTCGTCGGACCAGATGGCGAGTTAATAGATATAGGTGTTATAGATCACTGGCAAAACGAAGTTGATGGTTTAAAAAATGATCAAGACGCTTTAAATGAGTTTTACAGACAGTTTCCAAGAAGTGAAGATCATGCTTTTAGAGACGAAACCAAAAATAGTATATTTAATTTAGTAAAAATATACGAACAAATAGATTACATAAACGACAGTACTAAAACACATTTGGTAACGCAAGGTAGTTTTCAGTGGGTTAACGGCGTTAAAGACACTAGAGTGTTTTTTGCACCTAATCAAAACGGTAGGTTCTATGTTAGCTGGATTCCTGATAATAACATGCAAAACAATATTGTTGTTCGTAATGGTAAAAAATACCCTGGCAATGAGCACGTAGGCGCTTTTGGTTGTGATAGTTACGATATATCAGGTACTGTAGACAATAAAGGATCAAAAGGATCTTTACATGGACTTACTAAGTTTAGTATGGAAAATGTACCACCAAACCACTTTTTTTTAGAGTATATAGCTAGACCACAAACCGCTGAAATGTTTTTTGAAGATGTTTTAATGGCTTGTGTTTTTTATGGTATGCCAATACTTGCAGAAAATAACAAACCAAGATTATTATATTATTTTAAACGTAGAGGTTATAGAAACTTTAGTATGAATAGACCTGATAAAGTTTGGAATAAATTATCAACAGCTGAAAAAGAAATAGGTGGTATACCTAATTCTAGTGAAGACATAAGGCAAGCACATGCCGCAGCTATAGAAACTTATATACAAAAATATGTAGGTTTAAAAGAAGACCACACTTATGGTGATATGTATTTTAATAGAACTTTAACTGATTGGTCTGGATTTGATATTAATAATAGAACAAAATATGATGCAACAATTAGCTCAGGGTTAGCTATAATGGCTTGTAATAGAAATTTATACAAACCAGTTGCTGATAAAAAAAGTATAAAAATTTCTTTTGGATTATCTAAGTATAATAACAAAGGAGTAACGTCGAAAATAATAGAATAAATGGCAATTACTACACAAAAAAATCATAGTTTTCCAAGTAACGCGGTCTCAGATGCTGAGAAAGCAAGCATGGAATATGGCAAGCGAGTCGCTTTAGCTATAGAACACGAGTGGTTTAAAAATGACGCTGGTACAAATAAGTACATACACTCTAAGCAAAGATATAATGATTTAAAGTTATATGCTAGAGGAGAACAGTCTGTACAAAAATATAAAGATGAATTATCTATAAATGGTGATTTATCTTATCTTAATTTAGACTGGAGACCAGTACCTATTATACCTAAGTTTGTAGATATAGTAGTAAATGGTATATCAGATAGATCTTATGAGTTAAAAGCTTATTCACAAGATCCAGTTGCTGCGGCAAAAAGAACTAAATATATTGAAGATATTGTAAAA